GAATGAATATCCGCGTAACCGTCCAGCGCGGCGACGCGCTGACCGCTTGCTGGGTATCGGGGATCGGGGGGAATTTTGAATGAGCGTAATTCACAAGAAGAGCAACGGCGGAGCTTCCACCGAAATTGAAAAAGAGGTTCGGGAAGTCAAAGCGGCGGGAGAGCAAACCGCCGCTTTGCTTGCCCTATCCTTCAAAGCGCAGATCGTGCAGGATCGCGCCGCCGGAACGAACGTCATTTCCGACGCGGCGATCCTGCAATCGGCGGAAGTGATCGAATACGACGAATACGCCGACAATCACGCTTACAACACCGTCGGCGAAATCATCAAGCACAACGGGCGGTATTACGAGATCAAAGCGGCGCACACGTCGAACGCGGCGGCTTATCCCGTTGAAACCACCTTCGCGTACTATCGCTTGATCGAGCTTTCCGCGACCGGAACGCTTGACGATCCGATCCCGTATCCGGAAACGGCGGGGATCGTCGTTAATGTCGTTTCCGGCTTGTATTACAGCTACAAAGGCGCGGTATACCTTGCAAAAGCAGATATGCCGAATTGCGTTTATCCGCCGGACACGGCGGGCTTGTGGCAATGGGAAAAAGTAACCTAACGGGAAGGAGGATCAACGATGGACACTTTCACAACGGTTCTTTCCGTCTTTTCTACCGTATGCGCTATCGTGTTCGGCTATATCGCTTTTGTTCGTAACAGGGACAAGGACAAGGAAAGCAATGTGAAGCACGACGCGACCGTTTTAACCGAGATCGGATACATCAAGGCGAACACGGACGAAATCAAGGCGGAGCAGAAGGAACAGCGAAAGACGAATACGGAGTTCGTAACGCGCTTGACCGACGTTGAAGCGTCGGCGAAACAGGCACACAAGCGGCTTGACCACATCGAAAAACGAATGGATCAAGCAGAGTAACACCAGCGGCGGCGGGGGCTTCCCCGCCGCTTCTTCATTGCAAAGGAGGTATTAAATGGCACTTAAAGGGAGCAACAACGAAGCGCGAATATGGAATTATTGTATCGCGCAGGGATTAACCGAAGCGGGGGCGGCGGGCTTGATGGGTAATCTTTACGCTGAAAGTGCGCTTAATCCAAAGAACCTTCAAAACAGCTACGAAAAGAAGCTGGGACACACGGACGAAAGCTACACGGCGGCAGTTGACAACGGGACGTATGGAAACTTCGTGCGGGATCGCGCAGGATACGGGCTTGCACAATGGACGTATTGGAGCAGGAAGGAAGCCTTGCTTGCTTTCGCGCGTTCAAAAGGAAGGTCAATCGGCGATCTTGAAATGCAGTTGGATTTCTGCTTCAAGGAGCTTTCGAGCGGATACAAAGCCGTATTGAATACGCTTAAAACCGCAACGACCGTCCGCGCCGCTTCCGATAGCGTTCTTCTGAAATTTGAACGCCCGGCGGATATGAGCGAAGCCGCACAGAAACGGCGCGCAAGCTACGGGCAAAAGTATTTTGACAAGTACGCCGTGGCGGGCAAAGACACAAAGAAGGAGGAAAACAAAGTGGGTAAAATGACAAGCGCCGCATTCGTCGAAAAGCTGATCGACGTTGCAAAGAATTATAAAACGCTTTATGTTATGGGTTGCTTCGGCGCGCCTATGTCGGCGGCGAACAAAAAGCGCTATACAAGCAATCATACATACAACAAACAGGCGGCGCGAACGCGCATGATTAACGCCGCAAGCGCGGATACGTTTGGCTTCGATTGCGTTTGCCTTATAAAAGGCATTTTATGGGGCTGGCGCGGCGACACGGCGAAGAGTTACGGCGGCGCGTCCTATGCCGTGAACGGCGTTCCGGACATCGGAGCGGATCAGATGATTACAAAATGTGCGGGCGTTTCGACGGACTTTTCAAACGTTGCAGTCGGCGAAGCGTTGTGGTGTGAAGGTCATATCGGCGTTTACATCGGAAACGGGCTGGGCGTTGAATGTACGCCGCGCTGGGATAACAAAGTTCAGATTACCGCCGTTGCAAATATCGGCAAGAAGGCGGGTTACAACGCGCGCACATGGAGGAAGCACGGGAAGTTACCTTATATCGACTATACAGGCGCGCAGACCGACACTTCCGGCGGCACGGCGGAGGGCAAAAAAGACAATGCCGTGGCGGGGTATGCCGTCGGCGATATTGTCGAGTTCATCGGAACGAAACATTACACAAGCGCGAACGCTTCGAGCGGGAAGCCTTGCAAAGCGGGCAAAGCGAAGATCACGCAGATTTACAAGAGCGGAAAGCACCAGTACCACCTTGTAAAAGTGTCCGGCGGCGGTTCGACCGTGTACGGCTGGGTGGACGCGCAGGACATTTCCGGCGGGACATCGGCGCAGAAGATCATGGCGGGAAGTAAAGTGCGCGTGAAAGCGGGCGCGAAAACCTATTCCGGCGGAAGCCTTGCTTCCTTCGTCTATTCCCGCGATCACATCGTCAAAGAGCTTTCCGGAAAGCGCGCCGTGATTACCTACGGCGGAACGGTTGTCGCGGCGGTGAACGTCGATGATCTAACGCTTGTTTAACACACGCACAACGCACGGTATGCGTTACACAACGCGCGCCGTGCGTTAATTGCGCTATGAAAGGGGGACGCAATGAAAAACAGACCTTCGAGCGGGAAGCGGGTGGCGAAGCGCCGCTTCTTCAAGGCTGACGAACGCTTCGCAACGAAAGCCGTTATTGTGATCGCAATTACAACGGCGGCTTTCATCGTCGCGCAGTACGTTTCATTCCTTATCACGCGGCAGGAACAAACCGTTCTGATCGAATGGTATTTCCGCGCCGTCGTGATCGAATGCGGCGCAATGATGATGAAGCGTCTTGCCGAAGTAATCGTCGGCAGGATCAAGAAAAAAGAAAAAATCGACATAACAGAAAGCGAGGATACAAACAATGACTATTGATCTTACCAGCATTGCAAACGCCGTGATCGCTCTTATCGCGGCAATTATTACCGCCTTCGTGATCCCGTGGATCAGAAGCAAGACGACCGCCGCACAGTTTGAGAAAATCAAAATGTGGGTAACGGTTGCCGTCGAAGCCGCCGAACAGCTTTACACCGGAAGCGGCAGGGGCGCAGAGAAGAAAGCATACGTTGTTGAATTTCTGAATAGCAAGGGCTTCAAGATCGACGCGGAAACGCTGGATAAACTGATCGAAGCCGCCGTCTTTAATCTTCCGGACTACTTCACTATTTCCGGCATTCCGGCGGATACCGACAGCAACAAAGAGTAATTGACCGCGCGGCGGATCGCGCTTCCCCTTTCAGCCTTCCGCCGCATAAAGAACAATCCCCCGTGCGGGCTTTCGAGCCTTGCACGGGGGATTTTTTTGTTTGGTTCATTCCTTCGGCGGTTCGACCGACGCTTCCGACGGCGCGGCGGTTTTTCCTTTAATGAGTTGATACAGTTTCTTACAGCCGACCGCAATTCCCTTGAATAGATAGTAATAAATCTTGTAAAACGCCCACAAGAAGAAGTACAGACACCAGCCCGCGCCGATAATCATATACCACATCAAATAGAACATTCCGGCGAAGAGCATAGCGAAGCACCACAACGGCGCGTTTCGCTTATTCACACGCACACCGAAGCCCAGCCGGAAACCGGACATCTTCTTCAATGTCTTTGTAAAGCTGACGAACATTAGAGCAAATCCCCCTTCTTAAATGTAAATTTTCAAGGCAGAATTCGCCCATTCTGACCTTTAACACAATTATACGCCCGTCATGCGCTAAAATCAAGAATAAAGCGGAATATTTACACACCGTTTGCAAATAATCAGAATGAAGAGGGATCGCGGCGGAAATGAAGATATACGATTACAACGGCAAAAAGAACATTTGCGGCGACCGATTGCGCGAAGCGCGCGTTGTCCGGCGGCTACGGCAAGAGGATTTAGCCGCACAAATACAGTTGAAAGGGATCAACATGGAGCGGGACAGCATAAGCCGAATTGAAATCGG